AGATGAGTTGCGCTGTCAGTGCGGATGTGGGGAGTACAAGTTTGATGCCCAAGCTCTTGATAATCTCAATGCTATTCGCAGTGATTTTGGTAAGCCTCTTATTGTTTCCAGTGGGTATCGTTGCAGCAAGCATCCGATAGAGGCCGCTAAAATTACGCCAGGCGCTCATACAGAAGCAAAGGCGGTTGACCTAGCCGTATCCCGTGGGGATGCGCTATTGTTGCTAGAAATTGCACTCATGCACGGCGTGAAGCGCATTGGCGTAAACCAAAAAGGAAGTAGTCGGTTTATCCACTTAGACTGGTCAACTGACCTACCAAGTCCGACTATCTGGAGCTATTAAAATAATGACAGCACTTGAAGATTTATTAAATGACCCTGATAACCCTGATAACCCTGATAACCCTGATATGAAGGAAGAGGTTGAATCTCTTAACGATGTTGGAGTATATGATAGTGGTTTAATACATGACTTTTTTGAAAGCGGTGGCTTAGATGCTTCAAAACTAATTCCAGATATAAACGATACTGCTGAGTTTTCTTCTTATACAGGAGGAGCCACGCCAGTAATTGAAGCAGTACGTTTGTTAGAGTCAGGAGAGGTAAGCTCTTTAGAAGAGCTAGAAAGTAAATATCCAGATGTTCATTCTTCTCTTATGGATTACTACGAAGGTGTTAGTGGAGAAGTTAATGATTTAGATGCAAATGCTAATGAGCTAGCTAACGGAGACTCAGATCTTTTAGCGGAAGACGACCTTTTCTCAGAGGATATAGCCCCGCGGACTGCGAGTGAGTGGGCAGACTACTACGAGGCTGAGGGCTACTCAGCAGAAACAGTAGCAGCGATGCGTGACATAGCGGCTCAAACAGAAACCGGAACAGAAGCCGGAGACGATGCCCTTATTTCTGCTACGGATATTTTAGATATACTAGGTACGCAGAATGATTCCGCTGGAACAGAGCCAGCGTATGATGTTGGCGAATCTCCCTCGCCTGAAATGGAAGTAGACGAGAATGGTAACTTTGTCTTTAACCCTGATGATCTTCAAGTAACTATTGCTGATTTCGAGGCTTTTGAGCAGGATCAGGATGCTGCTGACGCTCAGGATGCTGCTGACGCTCAGGCTGCTGCTGACGCTCAGGCTGCTGCTGACGCCCAAGCTGCTGCTGACGCTCAAGATGCTGCTGACGCTCAAGATGCTGACGATCAGGCTGCTGATCCTTTAGAGGCAGACCAGAATCCTTGGGTTTATGAAGGAAATGGTGTTTTTCGACACAAAACTACAGGACAAGTTATTGTAGTAGACATCTCTGATTACGGAGGCTTTCCTAGCGACCCTTTTATTATAGGCAATGATTACAGTGGGCCTGACTCAACAGCGACGACTACCACTGGTACTGGGACTACAGACATCGAGACTGATGCTGACACTGACACCGTTGATGTTATTACTGGTATTGTAACTGGCACTGACACTACAGGTGACGGTACCACAGTTACTGATACTACAGGTGACGGTACCACAGTTACTGATACTACAGATGACGGTACTACAGGTGACGGTACCACAGTTACTGATACTACAGATGACGGTACTACAGATGACGGTACTACAGGTGACGGTACCACAGTTACTGATACTACAGGCACTGGCACTACAGGCACTGGCACTACAGGCACCAATGGCGCTGATGGCGCTGATGGCGCTGATGGTGCTTTTGGAGGTAATTTTAAACCGTTTTACTCAGGCATTGACTATCAAAGACAGCCAGCACTAGGAATAATAAATTCACCTATAGTAAATTATAATTCTGGTTTATTTAGTGCAATAACTAAAAGCCAGGCAGCGCCAGTTAGACCTCAAGCTAGTCCGCTAGAACGTAAAGTAACTAGTTTGTTTGATAAATACATATAAAGCGAGCATTGCATAATGACTTATTTAGATGCTGTTAATAATGTTTTACGCAGATTGCGTGAAGAAGAAGTAACTACTGTACAAGCTACTACTTACAGCAAGATGGTAGGAGACTTTGTTAATGATGCAAAAGACCTAGTTGAAACTGCTTGGGATTGGGCAGGGTTGAGAAATACCTTAACTGCTACTACTCAAGAAGATGTCTTTAGCTATGTATTAACTGGCAGTCAAAGCACAATTAAGTTACTAGATGTTATAAATGATACTAGTAATTTTTTTATGGAATACAGAACTGCAACGTGGTTTGATAATCAGTACCTTAATCAAACTCCGGTAAAAGGATCTCCAGCGTTTTATACCTTTAACGGGGTAGATTCAAATGGAGACTCACAGGTTGACCTGTACCCTAAGCCTGACGGCGTTTACGAAATAAGATTTAACAGTGTACTTAGGAATAACAATTTATCTTTAGATACTGATAAATTATTTATACCTTCAACCCCTGTTATTCACCTAGCAATTGCTTTGTTATCTCGTGAGCGTGGAGAGACAGGCGGCACTAGCACTCCTGAGTATTTTGCTATTGCCGATAAGTATTTAGCTGATGCTGTAGCTATGGACGCCCAAAAACATCCTGATGAAAACGTGTGGTACACCGCATAATGGCCCAAGAACTGTTAAGTATAAATCTGGTTGCTCCTGCTTTTAAGGGGATTAACACAGAAGACACTCCTTTAGCACAAGACCCGTCTTTTGCTGAAAAGGCAGACAATGCTGTTATTGACGAGCGCGGACGTATTGCTTCTCGTAAAGGTATTGCCCTTGCAACAACAGATTCAAGTCAGTTAGGTTCTGATCGCATACACAAAGTTCATTATTTTTACGACAGTACGGCTGCTGAAGTAACTTTTAGTGCAGGTAATAATAAAATATTAAGCGGAACAACTACGTTAGTTGATGTTACTCCTGCTGGCTATACTATTACGGATAACAATTGGAAGATAATTAACTTCAACGATAACTGTTATTTTTTTCAAAGAGGTTATGAGCCACTTGTATATAACAATACTCTAGGGGCAGTTACGGTAATGTCTGCTGTTCCGGGTGCCTCTCTTACTACTGCACAGTATTGCCACGAAGCGATAGGCGCTTACGGTAGGTTGTGGATAGTAGGAACAGAGACTAATAAAAATATAATTTATTGGTCTGATTTATTAACAGGCCAAGATTTTGCTGGTGGATCGAGTGGATCTATAAATGTTGAAGAGGCGTGGCCTGATGGCTTTGATGAAGTTAGAGGATTAGCTGCACATAATAATTTGTTAATTGTATTTGGCGAACACAGTTCTATTATTTATCAGAATGCTCAATCGCCAGCAAATATGTCTATAGCTGATACTGTTCCTGGCGTTGGTTGTATATGCCGCAATAGCATACAACACATAGGAACAGATGTTTTGTTTTTATCTCACTCTGGCTTGCGTAGCTTTCAAAGAACAATACAAGAAAAATCAATGCCTATTACTGATCTTAGTCGGAACGTAAAACAAGAGCTAATTCAGGCAATAGAAAGCCGCACTGAACCTACAGCATCGGCGTATAGTCCTGAGAATTATTTTTACTTAGCTACCTTCCCAGATCAATTAACAACTTACTGTTTTGATTTAAGGGGAACGTTAGAAAATGGATCGTATCGAGTTACTAAATGGCCTTCATCGTTGTTTAAAGCATGGCACAGAAAAACTGATGGCGAGTTATTAACTGGAACACAGCAAGGAATTGGTAGTTACTTCGGTTATTTAGATCAAACTGTTAGTTACAGGTTTAGTTACTTTAGTCCCGGCCTTACGTTTGGTGATCCTTCAAAGATAAAGATCCTAAAAAAACTAAGACCTACATTAATAGGCATTAAAACTGCAAATATATTCTTAAAGTGGGCGTATGATTTAAACGAAACATACACAACACAGGAGTACACGATAGCTGAATCTCCCGGTCTTTTAGGAGAATACAATGTGTCTGAATATAATATTGGTGAATATACAAGAGGCCCCCTTACTGTTCGCAGGGCAGTTAATACGACAGGAAACGGGACAATTATAACAATAGGATTAGAATCAGACATTAATGGTTCTGCTTTATCTTTACAGGAAATAAACGTACAGGCATTGATGGGTAAAACAATATGAGTAATTATATAAAGACAACAGACTTTGCAACAAAGGATTCCTTGCCTTCTGGCAATCCTGCAAAACTGGTTAAAGGCGTTGAAATAAACACAGAGTTTAATAATTTGCAAACGTCAAGTGCTACTAAAGCAGATTTAGCTTCTCCTACATTTAGCGGGACGGTAACAATTCCTGCCTTAAATCTTACGGGAACTACGACAGGAACTATTGATGGAGGAACGTACTAATGGGAATCTTAGACGGGCTTATAGGCGGGATTAAGAATCCCGATAACGCTGCTAACATCGCTTTAGGCACTGGCGCTTTAGGGGCTATATACGCAGGTTATGACAAGTTAGGAGATATTGGAAATAGAGCTTATAACCAATCACAGGTTATTGGAAATAGAGGATTAGAGCAAACTAAGTTCCAGCCTTTTTCAATTACATCATCTACAGGTGGCATGTTTAATGTAGATAGCTCTGGAGCGACTACAACTCTCTCGCCTCAAGAGCAACAGTACCAACAAATGATGATGAACCAAGCGCAACAAGCGGCACAGACAGATCCTTTTGGTCAACAAATGGGTAGAGATATCGCTACTAATGCTTACGGTCTTGGTCAGGGTTTTATGACTCAAGCTGGAATGGATACAGGCGCCAGAGAGCAAGACATTTATGACAACATACGCGCTATGCAAACCCCCGAAGAGGAGCGTCAGCGCATGGCCTTAGAGGAACGCTTGTACAATCAGGGTCGTGGTGGCGTTTCAAGCAATATGTACGGCGGTACACCAGAGCAGTTAGCTATGGCAAAGGCTCAAGCTGAAGCACAGAATCAAGCATCTCTAATGGCAATGCAGCAGGGCCAGGCAGAGCAGCTACAGCAAGCAAACTTAGGAAATATGTATGTAGGACTAGGCTCAGGACTTTCTGCACAAGATTTAGCAAACAGGCAAAATCAACAGGGTTTAGGTATTCAAGCGTTAGGCGCGTCTTATGCTCCTCAAAATCAAATGTTAACTGTTCAGCAAGCTACTGATCTATACCCCCAGCTTAATCAACGCGCTCAATTTGAGGGGGCTGGTTTGTATGGTGAAGCTAACATGGGTGGTCTTGAGGCGCTCCTTGGAGCTAGTCAAGGACAGGCAAATCTGCTGGGTACGTTAGGTAGTGGTTTGTTGAGCGGCATATTTAAAAAATAGGAGAATATAATGGCGCGTTTTAGTAATAATTTTACTCAAGGCCTAGCAAACCCATCTTATTTAAACGGCCTGTTTAATGCTGCTGAGAGTGCAGGGAATCTTCCTACTCGTTTAAAAAAGAAAAAAGAACTTGAGTTAATAAGGGGCATGACTCCTGTAGAGCGAGCTGATTATCTTGTACAAAATGCAGAAACAAAAGAAGAATTAATTCTAGCGCAAAACCAAAAACAAACTTCATTGGCAAATGCAGGAAGGCAATCAATAGATACGATGGAACCATTGCTGAGGCAAGCAAACACTGTAGCTGAGGTTGATAGAATAAGTAGAGCAATGATGTCTACTGCGAGTCAAACGGGGATATCAGTTTCGGAAATATCTCAATTAGCCGCGCAACAAAAAGCATTAATTGCAGGTAAAAATATATCTGCCCTAGAAAATAATCTATCAAAACTAAATACGGGCAATACTGAATTGGATGATGCTGCGATAGGTAACTTTGATCAAGTGCTTAGAGAGCAGTATAAAACATTAGCTGATGCAAAACGTCAGCTAGGGCAAAGTTCAGGCAATAGTGCTGGTCAATCTGGTAGCTCTTCGAGCGGTAACTCATTTGACCCTGGCGATCCAACGTCTAATCTTAGAAAGAATAGACATTTACAAGCACTCAATGGAGTATTAACAGCAATAACAACCAATATCTCAGATGATGAGATGTTATCTATAGAAAATAAAGAAAGACTCTTAATAGAAAAAGCAAAGACTTTTGGTGAGAAAGCGGGTCTAACTATTGAAGAAGTTAATTTACAAATACAAAATGCAGTAAAAGCAAGAACAACTAAACAATTGGCGGTATATACCAACGAACAACAACTGAATAACATTAAAATCGAAAAGGACAATAAAGCACTTTTAGAACAAGCATCTCAAAGCGCAAACCCTATTGCGTTTATAGATACATTAAATATTTCTGAAGTACGTAAATCAAATTTAATAAAGCAACTTAAGGATATGGCAGAAGCTAGGCAAGCACTTGAAGAAATTTATAGCAAAGGAGAATTAACTCAAGAAATAAAGGAGTTTTTTAGCAATCCAAAAATGTTAGAACTTATTCCTGAAGCAGAGGGCGTTGTTCGTCAATATAAAAGCGCATCAACTGAAGCGGAACAGAAACGCCTTGGTGCGATTTTAGTAAAACTTCATAACGGATACCAAAAGGAACAGGGAGAAAGAAGAAGAAGCGAAGAGGCAGACAAGGAATGGGCTGATAATATTGTAAGAACTCTTAGCGCGCCAACATTTAAATATCTTGATTTAAATACTAGAGAACGACTAGATGATGACTATAATATGGTGTCTGTGAATGACCCGAGAATAACTATAGCATCCCCAGATACAGATTTGGGCTTCTTTAATCTCGGGCAAGAGCGCACTACATACGGAGTTCTAGAAGATATTCGTGATAGCGACAGCGAGGAAGACAAAGAGCTATACGAAAAAATAGTAAATCATGTGGCCTATCAATATGGACTAAATCGTAATGTTGATCCGTTTGTTGCTGTAAGCAATGCATTAGAAAAATATGATCAAGATATCAGCAAAAATGATGTGGTAGAAAACGAAATAAAAAGATTGGAAATGTATCAAGCAAAAACAAATGAAGCATTGAATAATACTGCCACGACTATGTATGGAAAACCATTTGATAAATTAGATAGCGGTAAAAAATACGCAGTAGAACAAGAACTTGTAAGACAAGTAGAAAGTAATCAACTCGATATGCAACAAGTATACGAGACAGCCGAGCAAAGTGTTGCGGAAACTCCAGGAAGATAAACAATGGCTGAAAAAGAGCGTGAAGCAAATGACCCTATAAAAGATCTTGTTCGTATGAGCATGGAAGATCAGGCTCGAACTAAAAGAGATCAAGGTCGAGCAATGATACAGGGGATTACATTTGGATATGGTGATGAGTTAGAGGCGTGGAATAGGGTAAGAGATGATCCTAGCCTTAATTATGATGAAGAACTGTTTAACATAAGAAGCGAACAAAAAAGATACTCAGATGAAAGTCCTGGTGCCGCTCTTGCTTTGGAATTTGTTCCTGGCATTGTAGGAGGTGGAGCATTAGCTAAAGGTCTTACAAAGGTTGGTGCTGGATTTAAGACAACGGCAGCAGCAGAGGGTGGCCTTTATGGTAGTGGTGTTGGTGAGACGCCAGAAGGGAGAATGTTTGGTGCTGGATTCGGTGCTGGTACTGGATTAATTCTTGGTGCTACGGTAGGCAAGCTAGTTGATAGTGCTAAGTCAAAAGTTAATAAGCTTACACCAGACGATATAATTTCTGATGATGGAATGACAATACGTACAGAGTCATCTACACCATCTATAAAAGAAACTCCTGAAAACATTTTTATAGATAAAGATGTTCTTGATTTAGAAGAATGGACTCCAGTAGAAAACCCAGCATTTAGAGGAATAAGATTCAGTGATGTTTCAACTGTTGGTGAGCTTTATCAAGGCTTAAAAAACAGTCTTAAAGTATTTTATAATGAAAATTTAAGCGGTGTATCCGATACATTAGTAAGGGAGGTTTCTCCTTTTATAGGCTTTCGTTATCAGCGAGGATCGGAAACGGCGATGCGAATGGTGGCGATGGAATTAGCAGATTTTGGTGACGATTTAGTTCCTATAATTCAACTCATCAATGAAAATGCAAATGCCAAGGGTGCGCTTCTTGATTACGGTGCTGGGTATTTAGGTAAAACTACAAAGCAAGCAAGGAAAAATTTATTTAAAGAATTAAATACGTCACTTAAAACATTTAGTAAAGATCAAACTAAGACTTTAGAAAAGTATTTAGATTGGAGTGCTAAGAAAAATAAAACTTTAAATGAAGAAGTCTTTGCTTATGACATAACAAATAATAGTCAATGGCGTGGCAATGAACACCTACATACAAGGCTTAACAAAGAAGCCAGACAGCGAATTAAGAAAGAACGAAACCTAGATGATGAACAGTTAGATGATTTGTTTGAAGATCCAGCATTTTCATTAAGAACCCGTGGAAGATATACCAATACTTCTGAACTCAATACCAAGCGACCTAATCCAATGGAATACGATAATCCTATCGTGTCAGATATGCAGCGCATATTTAAAATGGAAAAGTTTTTCCAGATAAAGAGGATGGCTAATGTTGATGTGCAGGATTATAAAGAAATACTAAGCACTTTAGAAAATCCTAAAAAAAATCTAACGCCTACTGAGTTTATGGATGCAGTAAAACTTAACATGATCAATAAAGGAATTCCTGAAGACTCTGCTGCGTATGGAAGACAGCTGATGGTAGATGATATTTTAGGAGGGGATAAAGCACCCCATCCTATTATTCAGGCTTTAAGTTCTATTGCTTATGCAACCACGCTTGCTGGCCCAATGTCTGCAATACTTAATGTTGCTGACGTTCCTCTTGTTGGGGCAAAGTATGGTGGTAAGGCAGTCAGAGAAGGTATGAAAGCAATTGTTCCTGGATCTCTTAAGCGTGTACCGAGCGTTGATTTAAAAGCTGCTGGATTAGATAGCCAACACTTTGGAGAATTCATTAGTCTTCTTGATCCAACAATGGCTAACAATGCTAACTGGCTAACAAAGATGGCACGATCTACTCGTACAGGAGCAGATATATTAATGAAGGGTTCTGGCTTTGCGGCTATGGATCAGGTTGGTAAGAAGGGCGTTATGCGTGGCGTGTTAAGCAGTGCCGTCGAGGACGCAAATCTAGGTAAGCTATCAGGTGACTGGAAGTTTTACTTTAACGAAAAAGAGTTCCCCATTCTTGAAAGCACTTTTAAAAAGCATGGTGATGACTGGACTAAGTATGAGGGTCGAGGCGCGGCATTAGCAGAGGAGTTAATGTTTGCTGGTCTTGGTCAGCAACAACTAATAAGTTCTGCTGGAAGGCCAGCAGGTTGGTCAAGAAATCCAAACCTTAGACCGTTATGGGCATTGCGTGGCTTTGTTTTAAAGCAGCAAGCATTGGCTTTGCGGGAGGTTGTAGGAAATATTAATGCTGGCAAACCTGATGAGGCGCTGAAGTTCTTAGGCCGTTATGCTACTTACGGTGCTGGTGGATATGCTGTCATTAA